TTACTGATTTAGTGCCTGGGGCATGGATGGGGCAAAACCTCCAAAATTTGCGTTGAGTATCGCCATCTGATTACTGTTGTTGTCAGTCATCCATTTTCCGTAAACGTTGTAAACCATTTGCGCTGACGTGTGGCCCATCTGTGAGGCAATGAAGTTTGGATTTGCTCCTGCACTTAATGCCCAACATGCGAAAGTGTGTCTTGATTCATATGCACGGCGATGGCGAATGCCGGCTCTCTTGAGCACATCATTCCACGTCGCGCCGAATGAACCAGGTGCATACCAGTCTCCACCTTTTCCATTCCTTGCAGTCAGCCGCGGAACAAATACGAAAGTACATGCATCTGTTCTGGTTCTGCCGAACTCTCTCAAATGCACTTCTATTTGATGCTGTTTGCCCATCCGGGTATAAGCCATCTGGCTTTTCAGAGCCTGTATTGCTGCGTCGGTGAGCACTATTTCCCGGTTTCCGCATTCTGTTTTAGGCGGGGTGAAATGTCCTTTAATGGCAATGTTGCGGCTTACAGTGATTGTCCATTTTTTCAGGTCTATATCTTCCCAAGCCAGCGCACTGATTTCTCCGTGACGTAGTCCAGTGTTAACGGCCAGTATCCACAGATTTTTTATTTGCTCTGATGGGCAAGCGTTAAGAAGTCGGAAATATTCTTCGTGGGTAAGTGGATCTGGTTCCGATCTACTCTTCCTGAGAGGATCAATGCCTTCGAATGGGTTTCTGTCGATATACCCATTTTGTTTAGCGAAAGAAAACATACCTCCAAGGCAGTTAAGGTAAACATTTACTGTTCTCACTGTCCGGCCTTTTTTGGCGGAGCGATTCTTCTGGTGTTTCCCACAAATCTGGAACCCTGTAAGCAACTCCTTTCTCACTACCAGGATCTGTTCCGTGTTAATACTGGAAAGCAATTTGTCTGGGCCCAGTAATTCGCAGCAAATTTTGATGTAAGACCGGTAACGGTTGAAGGCGTTAAGCGTAATTTCCATCCTCTTAAGCTCCAACCATCTTTTGGCGAGTTCGCCAACAGTAATCCCTGGGCGCGTCAGGCCAAATCGCCCAAGGTTTGAAGACTGCGGAAACTGCTCGACATAATTGAACGTGCCGATCTTGATGGCATAGCAAATGGTCGTTCTCAGTTCTCCTGCCATTCTCCTGTTTTTTGGGGTGTCAGGTATACCGAGATTTTCCCGAACCCTTACACCTTTATATATAAACCACAGGCGCAAACTACCCCCGTGATTTTCTACCCCGGTAGGATATTTCATGTGTTCTCCTTGTTGTGAATCACTGGGGTATTTAAACAGATTTCTGGCGCGGGATCGCCGGGCGCTGACGTTCAACCCAGTTGTCTATCTCTAAGCGATTGTAGAGGATAGGGGAGTTGTCCTTAGGCTGGCAGTCTCCGGAATAGTGCCGATACTCGCGACCTTCCATCCAGGATTTTTCGCGGGCCGATTTGATAGCGTTTTTGGTGAGTCCGGTGATCGTCATCAGCACTTCTTCCGAAACCCACTTGTTAGGAGTCAGCTGAATAACTTCGCGCATGGTGTTCTCCAGGCAAAAAGAACCCGGCACGTGGCCGGGTAAAAGGGATAATGGAGGCGGTGTTTTCGCACCCAATAGCCAGCTCATAACTGGCTATAAGTTGCGTTAGTCATCTTCATCTTCATCTTCTTCCCAGTCCTCGTCGTAATAAGGAGAGGCCAGAAGAGGGTTGGTCGCGGAAAGAAGCTCAGCTGCTGCGCCTTGGCGCTGAAGTCGGCGAAGTGCCTCGTATAGCTCGAATGCTTCAGTGCGCTCGTCACCAATATCGAGGGCACACGCTACTTTGTGCGCCTCTGATACAAGATCGGCTAACTTGTTGTGTACGTCTTGCAAGGAATGCATGTCACTTACCTCTCTGCTTCATAATCAGCTCTAAGTCTGCCTGACATTCCGCGCATGTCTGGCAGCCAGGAACGGCAGCGCGCCGCGGCGCCGGAATACTCTCTCCGCATTCACTACAATGCTCAGCTGATACGGCGTTGTGGTTTATCCGGTGCGCTGCGATCGCCATGTCGATTCGCTGCTGCGCAAGCTCGTTGGCTTGATCGATGATTTCTGCTGTCATGCGGCACGCTCCTGTTTTTCATTTTCCACAGAGCAAAGAGAATGCTGTTGCCGCCACTCGCGGAACCTGTCCATTGCCAAGGGCTTTAATTCGGTCCACCCGATGGGCCAACCCATGAACCACTCGACCCATTCCGGGTTCAGTTGTCCATCCTGTCGTGGCTGCGACCCATCCGGCAACGGACGCATCTTTATCGCACTCGGCAAGTCTGGTGTTCTGCGCAGCCGCTCGCTTGGACAGTCTCCGCGTATCGTTGCCTTCGCTGTAGGCCACAATCCACATCCTGTCTCTTTCATGGGGCGCTCCACAGTTCGATGCCGAAAGACGAAACCCCTCGCAGCCATACCCCATTTCGGCAAGGTCACTGATGACCACGGCAAGACCTTTTCCCCTGAGTCGTGGAGAGTTTTCCACGAAGACGAATTTAGGTCGTACCTCACTGACGATTCGCGCCATTTCAGACCACAGTCCTGAGCGTCTGCCATCAATGCCGGCACCGTGACCATTTGCGCTGATGTCTTGGCACGGAAACCCGCCAGAAACGATGTCAATAATTCCTCTCCATGGTTTCCCGTCAAAACTGCACACGTTAGACCAAATCGGGAAAGGCTTGAGAATTCCATCATTTTGTCGTTGCGCGAGAACTTGTGCGGCGTAGGCATCACGTTCAACTGCGCAAACTGTTCTCCAACCAAGGAGGTTTCCGCCAAGTATTCCTCCGCCAGCGCCTGCGAAAAGAGCCAACTCATTCATGCCACCTCCGTTTTCATAACGTCGATTGCGCAACCGGGGATCAGCTCAACGGAAGCGGTGGCGCACTGGTTTCCCCAGTGACTCCAGCCTGGCGCCGCGCTGCGGCTAAATAGCTCAATGCGTGGTACGTCGCCGTAAAGTAGTTCCAGCCGGTGGCGCACTTCCCACGGCTTTTCACTGTGTGCGCCGAGCGGGCTGTAGACTACCTGCTTAATGCCTGCATGCTTGCGTTCCAGCCCGGCGCCGCGGGTGGCAATCAGCACGTCTTCCGTGTTGGCGCGGGTGTGGTTGCCACCGTTCATGCGCGTCTCGGCATTCAGCAGGTCGAGGAAGTCGTAAAAATTGGCGACGTCTCCCTCTGCCAGAGCCTTGGTAATGCGCAGCTCGGCCAGCTGATTCAACTTCACCCAGGTGAAGCCTTTCATCGTGCGTACCGTAAAGCCCCAGGCCTCGGCCAGCTCGATCGCCTCCTGGTTATGGGTGCCGGTGTACCACATCGCCAGCACGGCGTTTTCCGCTGCGAGCTCCCATACAGGGAGCCGTTTCATATCGATGAGTTTCATTGTGGAGTAGTGGTCAACAGCAGCACCGTTGCTAATGGTGTTGCCATATGACCAGGGCGGGTCTGCATAAATTAGGGAGTATGGATTGTTCATTGCATGCCTCTTCTCATTCCCTGCGTTTCAGTAGGGGGGAGGCGCACCGCGCCAACCCTGATATCACCCTGAGCGTGCTTCATGCTCGACCGCCGTCAAAAGGGAATGTCGTCGTCGAAGTCCGGCGGATTCTGGATGTTCTGAGCATGCTGACTGGCAGCTTGCTGCAACCGAGAATGAGGTACTGCGTTAGGGTTTTGCGCATAAGGGTTAGCGCCAGCCTGCTGGCGACCGCCACCGGAAAACTGAGGATTACCCTGGACGCGATCGTCTTTATCTTTCATCGACTTCTCCAGGGCAGCGATAGCGGTTGCCGCTTCGTTTTCGCTGTATTCGGCATAAGTGCGACGGGAACCAGGCTGGAAAACGTGGCGGACTTCGAATTTATAGCCGTCAGTTCCATCGCCTTTGGTGTACAGGACTTTCTGCAGGAATAGGCCAACTTTCTTTCCAACCAGCGCCGGGCAATGCCACTCAACACCATTTTCGTTTTGCACCTGTTCTGGCTGAGCGCTTTTTACCTGGGCGGCCCAGAGAAGGGCAGAGATCAACCCCATGCCGAAAGTTTGCTGACCATCTTTCCCGATGTAGTTGATGCGCAGATAGTTGGCTTTGGCGCCGTCACTGTCGAGGCTCAACTCAAGCGCCTGTGACTGACTGCCATCCTTACCGAAGGTATAAATGGCTGAGGTGATAAATCCCTCATAAGCGCCAGTTTCGCTAATTCCGCCAGTAGCGCCTGCTTTCTTAGCCATAGAAGCAGCTTCGGTGTTCCATACAAAAGACATTGGTTGGTTCATGGTGGTGATTCCTTATAATTCGGTCATAAATTCGGTGATAGCGACGTCAACGGCTTTCAGGTCGTTATCCATTTCAGTTAGTCCAGGGAATAGGTCCGGCGGCGCTTTTGCGGTGTCGTTGTCGTCACCCTTAATCAAAAAAACGTGCTTCCCGTCTTTCTTGATGGCCCTCAGAACGATGGAGAAATAACCCTCAGGCGTAAGCTTTTCATTCAGCATTTTGCCGGTGGTTTTCATCCGGATTTTCCCGTCCGACTCTTCGGTGTGGGCCAAGAAGTAAACCCGAAAGTCATCCGGAAGCCGGGTGGCAGCCATGATGATTTGCCACACGTGATCGGCCATTTCCGTATACTTCTGATACCCGGTCTGGTATGCGCGCATCATGTTTTCGTGCTGCATGACGACCTGGAAATCGTCGATAACAAGTACGCGCCTGGTCTTCGAAAGCACCATGCGGTTGATGGAGTCCAGCACCGCATCCCAGGCATCAAAACGGATGATGTTTCCGCGCTGAACAGAGCCATCCGGTAACTCTTTCCCGTTCAGCTTCCATCCGGTAGCGCGGTACGGGAGCATCTTCGGGATGCATTGCAGCAGGATCACTTCGTCAGGCGTGAAGTTGCGCAGGCTGTATGACTTGCCGGCGCCGCTGTCGCCCAGGATGAGTACAGGCGTTCCCATATCAGGCTCCTTTCAACCAGTGCTTGATGGTAAACAGGATGTCTTCGTCATCGCTGTTGCTGGATAGCCAGCGGAGATAGCCAGGGTCCAATTTGGCTATTTCTTCGAAAGCCAGACCTTTGTGCTTACCAAAGCGGATCGCCTTCATCAGTGACGGGCTGTTTGAGATGGTTCGCATCTCTCCCATAGTCCATTTGGCAAGCCGTCCCATATAAAGGAGCAACTCAGCGGTGATATAGCAGTCATAAAGTGCACGGTGCGCATACAATCCCTCGGGGAGGTATGGCTTCAAACCAAGTCGATAACGCATGTACTGGTTACCGTGGCTTTCAAATTCAGGATATTGGGTACGAGCAAGCTTTAAAGTGCATATCCATGGTGCGTCAATTTGGGGAAGTTTGGATTTATCGAATTTCGCGTTGTGGGCAACATATGCATCTGCACCAAGATACCGGCCAATTACTTCGCTAATCAGTGGAGCGTCAGCGACCATTTCTTCTGTGATGTGGTGGATAGCCATAGCCTCGAAGCTGATCTCTTCAGAAGGCTTTACAAAGTCGCTCATTGGGTTGCAAATAACACCATCGACAATATCTACGCTGGCTATCTCTAGGACGCTGCCTTCAAGACTGGTTGTTTCGGTATCAATTACGCGCAACATCATTCATCTCCGTGTTTGCGTCGGTTACTGCGTCATACTCGGCCAGTTGACTGGCCGCGTTTTCGAGATCTTCTGGCTGGAGTCCATAGGCAATAATCACCATGGCCAGCGCCAGCATTCCGTCTTGTTGGCTTATTACCATTTGGTTCTCCGTCCGCTTGGCTGACGCCCAGGGTGCTTGATGAAATATTTCTGAGCGCAACCTTTGTCGTCACAGAAATGAGCCTGACGTGTAGTCATGTAATTAGTGATTGTCCGAACAACACAATCTTCCGGAAGACGCAGCGCAAAGCAGTTTTCGCATTGAACTGCGTTAAGGTGCTCTGTAGCTGTTGAGAGGAAGATCTTTTCTTCGAAACTACCAGGGATGCCGCAAGAATCGACGTAATCAACCATGTTCTGAGTGATACCCGATGCGTTGGTAAATGACCCTCGCCCAACATATTTAACGATATGGCCGCCCATTTTCAGCCGAGTACCTTCGGGAAGAACAGCGAGGCGATCAGCGGTTAAACGTGGTAATGCTTGCATGATGAACTCCTAGAAAAGGGTGTAGATATCCCGGCGCCTTAAAGGCCGCCCGTACGATTTAGATTGGATAATGTTTAATTGCTTAAGCCGTTTCCGCGTCCATCGAGGTAGATCTCGATAAGCAGGGCTTTGGTGTAGGTACGTTCGCAGCCGCGGTGAAGATACAACTTGCCGCGTTTGTGAGCTGATGCCGTCCAGGTGCCGTCGCGATGCTTAACCAGCATGCCAGGCTGAACGGCGCCGCGGTTAACGGTCTGGGTACCGTAGTGCTGACTAATCATGGAAGACCTCCATCACAAACAAGGCAATCAGCAGGTATATGGCTATCAAGCCAATGCAGATGCGGGTCAGGTTTCGCCAGCACCGCCGCGACATACCGCAACGACCATCATCAAATTCATCGTGATTCATATCACCCTCGTTGCCTTATCGCCGGCCAGCGGAACAAGAAAGACTTCTGCGCTTAATCTCTGGCGGTGGATGGCCGCCGGTTGTCATAACTAAGCCGCCTCGATGAAGCGACTGAGGTATGAAAGTCGTTTGAATACGCACCATTGCCGCTCTCCCTGAGCCCGCCGGGCGCCCGACGCATGGTTTACTGTCGCGCCGTTCGACTGACCGAATCTCCACTTAACCTCTGGCTAACTTCGCTCAGTTGTCGGTGTTTCGTTTCGATGGAGTGAATTTAGCGTTATGCTAAATTAATATCAATAGCAAAATGCTAAATTATTCATCGGTTGGATTTAGCGTATTGATTAATAAGCGATTAAAAATTTACTGGGCAGGAATTTAGGGTGTAAAAAAGCCCGCACAATGGCGGGCTTGATAGGTATTGTGTCAGGCTATGGAATGTTCAGTATCTTGGCATCAACCACTACACCGATAATTTTACAGTTGCCATTAACCTCTATCATTGGGTAAGCGGGGTTAAGAGGCTTAAGGAAGCGCCTGCCTGCATCGATTACAAGCTTCTTAAAGGTTGCTTCGTTATCGCCTTCCAGCTTTGCAACAACCAGCTTCCCGTTGCGAGGTTCCACTTCAGGATCCACTAGGATAGCCGCTCCCTCAGGAATGCTCAGGCCTGCAGGGGAGGTCATGGAGTCTCCTTTGACGTCCAGCCAGAATGAATCTTCCGAACAGATAACGGTCGTGTCATACCAGCGATCAATCGCTCTTCGATGATAAGGTTCTACAGCTTCCATCCATTGCCCCGCGCTTACCCAGCTTATTACCGGATAACTTCCTTTTGTATCGTTCAGTCCTCGAAATGCAACGTTCGAAGGTTCTTCATTAGAGTGTAAAACATCCATCCAGCCAAAAGGCAGATCAAGAGCGGTTTCAATTTTACGAGCCATCTTATCGCCAATATTGCGATGAGGGGTCGGTCCCAGGAGCTGGCTAAGGGCAGCCGGACTTGTCTCGATGAGTTCGGCGAACTGCGCCTTGGTCATTCCAGACTCGTGCTGGCGCTTCTCATACAGCGCTTCCAGGTTGGCTTTTCTGATTTCTTTATTTTCCATCCCTGCATTGTTACTGCTTTTAGCAAATCGATAAATGTGCAAATTGCTAAATGTTGCTTGCGTAGTATTTAGCATAACGCTAAACTCCAAATCAAACGACTCACCCGGAGACACCAATGAGCACTGAACTACACCGCTGGCGCAAGACCGCCACTACCGACGAATGGGCACAGCTCGCAAAGTTGGCTAACACGACGCCAGGGTATCTGGACCAGATTGCATACGGAAATCGCCGGGCATCACCAGAAATGGCATCTGCTATCGAAAAAGGCACGAAGCATTTTCATCGCCAGGCTCCGGTCCTCAAAGAAAGCCTGGTATTCGCATCGCCGCGTGATACAGCGGCCTAACCACGAAGGGAAATCGATGCAATCACTTACGTATCACCACAATACCGGATTCGTTCCGGCCGCGATGATAAATCGCGCTCAATCAAAGCAGGATCATGATCATGAGCTGATCCGCGATGCAGTAAGAGCCTGGGCGTCGGCTATCGACAATCAGGATGTGGTATCGGCACTGATTATCAACGAGTACCAGGAGCAGGGCGGCGATTCAATCAGCTTTCCTGACGATATCAGCCGGGCCCGGCAGAAACTCTTTCGCTTCCTCGATAACCGGTTTGATTCGGATCAGTACCGCGAGAATGTTCGCCAGCTGACGCCGGCAATCATGGCCGTTTTGCCGGTGGAATTCCGGACAAAGCTGGCGCCGCAGAACGACACTATGTCGCTGATAGCTTCGGCAATGAAAGAGTGTGCAGAGGCCAAGCAGGCAGTACTTCTTAATGCTCCTGAGCACCAGAAACTGAAGGAAGTGAGCGAGGGTATCGCTTCGCTGTTTCGCCTCATGCCGGAGCAGGTAGGCCCACTGATGACGATGGTGACATCAATGCTGGGGGTTATGTGAAGACTTCAGAAATGGCGAAAGCCGTGGTGCTGCAACACCAACGGCTTTCAATTGCAAATAACGTCAGTCAATTGCGAGGTCATTATGACAAACGCTAATCAAAAACGCCAGGCGCAGGAGGTTTAACTGTGTCGAACGTAGCTTACGCCAATTTCGCGGCGCACTCAGCCGCTAGGAGCAACAGGATGGAGAACCAGAAGTCTGGTTACGTCCCGTTGTACCGGAGCATCAAGAAGAAGTCATGGGCTAAAGACGTGTTCCTGCGTGCATTGTGGGAAAACCTTCTCATTGACGCGGCCAGACAGCCATATGTGGCCTTCTTCAAGGGCAAGCAATGGCCTCTGCAACCCGGTCAACTGGTCGTCACTGCTGCAGATCTTGGGCTTCAGTTGTGTGACCGTCAGGGTAATCCGACAAGCCGTGACGCAGTGGAGAGAATGCTGTCTGTTTTCGTTCGCGAAGGGATGATCACCATCGAAGGAGAGAAGCGAAAAGGCAGGGTGATCACCATTAAAAATTATGTCGAATATGCTCAAAAAATGGACGATTTACCCGCACATAAAGCCGCACATATAAGCGCACATGACGAAGCCTGTAATGGCGCGGGTTCGGAAGGGTGTGCCGCACATAAAGCCGCACAATTCCCCGCACATCATGAACAAGAAGGTAATAACAAGAATATAAATAACTCTTCGTCCGAGAATTCTGACGAATCCTCTGACAAGCCCGGAAAGAAAACCCCTGCTTTGAGACCAGAAGCAGCGATCCAGAGCGGAACCAAATGGGGCAACTCTGAAGACCTCCGCTGTGCTGAATGGCTGTTCACCGTCGTACAGGGCATCGCCCCCTCTGCAAGAAAACCGAACTATGCCACCTGGGCGAATGATATCCGCCTGATGCGGGAGCGTGACAAGCGCACCCACAAGGAAATCGCCTCGCTGTTCAAGTGGGCCTGTGAAGACAAGTTCTGGAAGGGCAATGTCCTGTGCCCATCAACCCTTCGCGAAAAGTGGACTCAGCTCGATATCAAGCGAGGTAAGCAGACCAACGGAATTACTGCCGACAAGCCGAAGGTTGACCTGACCAACACTGACTGGATTTACGGAGTGCAGCTATGAAAAGCCTTGCAGAGCAGATGCATAACTTTGACCGAGAGCAGATGCGCCGCGTTGCACACAACCTGCCGGAGCAGTACGACGAGAAACCGCAGCTTGAACAGGTGGCGCAGGTCATCAACAGCGTGTTCAGCCAGTTGCTGGCATCTTTCCCGGCAACCACTGCAAACCGTGACCAGACCGAGATGAACGAAATCCGGCGCCAGTGGGTTCTGGCATTCAGAGAAAACGGCATCACCACCATGGAGCAGGTTTCCGCCGGCATGCGGGTAGCCCGTCGTCAGGAACGCCCATTCCTTCCGTCACCCGGCCAGTTTGTCGCCTGGTGCAAGGCAGAAGAAGCCGCGGCGGCCGGGTTACCTAACGCCGATCAACTGGTGGACATGATTTACCAGTACTGCCGTACGCGCGGACAGTATCCGGATGCCGAGTCCTACCCCTGGGAGTCCAGCGCGCACTACTGGCTGGTTACATCCCTGTACCAGAACATGCGCGCAAACGGCCTCAGCGATGCTGAGTTGCGCCGTAAGGCATCAGAGGAACTGGCTCGCATGGCTAACCGAATTAACTCAGGAGAGACGATTCCGGAGCCCGTTAAGCAACTTCCTGTCCTTGGTGGTAAGCCGTTATCACGCATGCAGGGACTGGCCAGGCTGGCTGAAATTCGCGAGAAGCACGGACTGAGGGGGCGCAAACAATGACCGGCAAAGACGCAATTCTGCATTACCTCAAGACACACAAAACTTACTTGTAGCAGCTACTTCAAAGATGTTGCAGACTTGGAGCAACATCTATGCACAAAGATTTTCGATGTAAGGCGTAATTTTAGCAAACTTCTTCAAAACAGGTATGCTTATAAGTTAAAGTATAATAAATCCATAATATTGAGTCGGAAGGTTGAATGAAAATTATACAGTTGCAGATGGCTTTTTTTTATGATGCATCAACAGTTATTGACTTTGATGGGATGTCATATTTTATCCGGCAATCATTTAAAAAACATACAGGAGTTGATCTAACTATCAATCAGATGCTCGGAGTTTTACCAGCTGATGCTCCCTCGGAGATTCCTCGGCTTCAGCTAACCTCTTTAGATAATAAATGGAGAGTACAATCATCATTGCTTAGAAGTGATGTTTTTATTGAGCGGAAGGAGACTGAAGATGAGGTCAGCTTAGATTTATTCAAAAATATCTTTGACGATATGATTGATGTTCATAATAATTTACGGAAAGAAATTATTAGGGTTGGTTTGGTGGCCTTTAAAGCTGAATTAAATGATAATCCCAACAAAGATATTGTTAAGAGCTATCTCAACAACACAATGATTGCTGAGGCTGACGGTTTAGAGGATGTCAGCTTGATGTATAATCAAAAATTTGAATACGAATCTTCAAACTTTAACTGTCATTTTGCAATTATGACTGGTTATGATGTTGTTAGACAACGTCCAATGTTAGTTAAGCAAATAGATGTAAACTCTTTTGAAAACATTAAATTTACTGCAGGGTATTCGCCAGAAAAAATAAAGATGGCCTTCTTAAATAAAATTAATAATATTCAGTAAGGCAGGAGGTTACAGGATGAGCCAAATTGATAAAGGAAAAGACAATAAGGTAAAAGTCGGAAATGAAAAAAATAATACAATGTCAGATTCAGTGGGGAGAGGAAGCGTTGTTTACTCTAGCTCTTCATCGACTAATGGCGTATCAAATGACATAATTTCCAGAACGCAACGATTTGGTAATGTGGAAATACACAATAAAGCAGTAACAACTTCAGAGCAAGAGAGGAAAATATCCGCTGAAAAAGAATTGCCTATAAAAAACACTAAGATAAACTACACTGATAAATTCACAAATGATTTCCATGATACAATTCAATACACAACAAAATTCAGAGCTTGGGGGACTAATGATCCTGCAATAAATGCAAGTCAAACTAATAAATCTTATAATAATTCCACTGCTAGTGATGCCTCAAAAACATATGCGAGAGGTGATGTTGACAAAATTGTATGGGAAAGCATCATCGAAAAAATAAGCAGTTTCTCTCAAGAATTAGAGAAAAACAAAAAAAATATACATGATAGCAAAAAAAATATAGGGAAAATAATGTCTTCCCTAGCTCAACAAACAAAAAAAATAGAAAGGTTTGACGCAACGTTATCTAGTGCAGAAAAAGAAGTTCATGAGAAAGTTAAAGGTTTTGAGTCAGAGGTCATTACGGCGAGAAATTCACTTCTTGGCGTAATAGCCTTATTTGCTTCTTTTTTTACATTTATATCTATTTCAGTAAATGTTTTTTCACGTGATATGTCTCTAAGTACATCAATTTCGGTTTTATTGGTGATTTGGTCGTGCTTAATTAGTTTTATATTCATTTTCATGGCAGGGATTAGTAAAGGCGGAGCCTTTTTCACAAGTTCATCTTTCATAAGGCATGCTATTTTTATGGTCGCTCTTTTTATAGCATCCTTTACTCTTCCTAGAGTTATTTTTTCAGTTTTTTCAATAACATAGTGATTTATGATGTATCAATGCATTTCATTGAATCTTTATAATGTCCTTGTATTTTAATAATGGCTTAATGTCGTATATAAAGAGTTTCTGGACATGGTAGTATTGATGAACTGGTCGTAAGAGAATAACCAGAACCTCTCAGAGTGTACTTTATGGAGAGGGGCCAGTGCTGCCGCGAGCAAGCCTTCATTGCTATAATAGAAATAGTTAAGCAAAAAGCGAAGAAGTAGCCAACATTGGTGAGTTTTGGATACGGTTGGTGTTCTGCAGGCCGTCTTTTAAGAGGTAGATATCATGTCAAAATCTCTCACTGATGAAGAGCTAAATGTTCTCATTGAAAAAGCACAAGCACATTCAGAGGTGATGTCTGAATTGGGTTCAGAACAGGAAGCAGAGGAGTCTGCACAGATACTAAGCGCACTATCTGAATTGAAGCGGTGCAGGGAGGGAGCCGCCCCGTAGGAAGTGGAGTGACGTACGACTGAACGAGAATTAGCATAGATTTAAATCAAAGCCCTTAGGGGCCTTTTATTCTATGATAAACGGACTTGGTTTGAGAGTGACGTCATGAAGCCTAAGAAGCTAAACGCTGAGCAGCAATACAAGTTAGACCTTGAGTTGGTTAAAAAGAAGCCCGCCAATCGCACCGAGGCAAAAGCCCATTTGGCAGCACAGTTACGGATTAGCAAGTATAAGGTGCAGGCCTCTTCCAAAATTCGCGTTGGCAACTTCAAGGGAAGGAAAAAGGTGCATTTCAGTAAGGCCGAAGAAGAAGCCAGAGCAGCACTAAATAAAGCAAATGCCATTAGATTTTCCGAAGGGGAGGTCGAGTCCGTCGATACGGACCGAATCTCCGAGAGTAACAAACGCTGGCGTGGGAGAACTGCTGACTAATGTCTGATTGGAATATTGCTGCAAAGCCGCAGGACGAGCGCGACAAGGTTAACGTTGACCTGGCAGCCTCCGGAGTGGCGTACAAAGAGCGCCTGAACATGCCGGTTATCGCTGAGGTGGTTATGCGCGAGCAGCCTCACGAGTATCAGGAGTACTTCCTCGAGAGGCTACACCATTACCGCGAGATCAGCTTGCTGTTGCCGAAGGTAAGCGACACGCGTTATGTAGAGATGGCTGAGAAGAGTTCGAAGATATAATTTTATGTCCATTGATTTTGTGAGCGAGCCATGAACACAAAATATACCGATGATGTTTTGCTCTCGGCCCTTAGAAAATGTATTGCGTTACGTGATGAATTGAACTCTCTTGGTTTTACCGATAATGGTGGGGCCATTCACTCAGTGGAGCGAGTGCTGGAGTTATTGTGTGTAAGACGAAAATATTCCCTCACACATATTAATAGCCTTAAAAAGTCACACATTGCTGAACGCACTCTAGGGGCTTCTATGGCCTTATCTGAAGGTCAAAGTGTCCGAATAGAGCACGTTCACCCGATAAGGGAATGGACCAGAAGCGTCATTGATAAGGTTAATGCCAATTGCTCTGATGACGAATTACTGTCGTACATTGATGAGAATTACCGATTAGTTCTTGTTTCAAAGGACGAAGCTAGGTCTCTCGACAGAAAGAACAGAAGCAAGATAGAGGTTAACCGGCTAGAAAACGCGGGGTTGGTTTTGGATCCAAAATACCCGCCTATGCGAAAGAGATAAAAAATAACAATCTTTGATTTTCTGAAATCAACCCGCCATAATCATGTCATCGGAGCCTGAACAACTCCGGTGACTTCTGCGCTTTGAGGGGACTCAAAGTGCAAACGACAATCAGAACACCTTTCAACCAGTCACAGATGCAGAAATGCACCTGCGATTTTCTGTATTCTGCGTTTTATCTCTCAGGAGGTGAAGCGTGAAGCAACAATTCCACCTCATCAACGAAAGCGTTAAGCAGAACGCTATCAACTTCATCCGCACGTTACCGGTTGACCAGAAGCGTCCACTGATTCTCGACATCAAAGAGATGACTCGCACGCTGGATCAGAACCGCAAGATGTGGCCTCTCCTTAAAGACCTGTCTGACCAGGTTACCTGGTTCGGGAACAAATACGATTCAGACGACTGGAAAGATCTCATCACGGCGATGGTAGCTAAGGCCAAAAAACAAGAACAAAGAATGGCGCCCGGACTTGATGGCGGCGTTGTGATGTTTGGTCAGCGTACCAGCAAGATGACCGTTCGCCAGATGGTAGAGGTAATTGAGGCTATTTACTGGTTCGGCACACAGCAGGGCGTCAAGTTCAGCGAGAAATCACGTCTCGAAATTGAATGGGCGAAAGAGTGGGATGAGCAGCATGGCTAACCAATACAGGATCTCATTACCCTGGCCGCCGAGCAACAACCGCTACTACCGGCATAACCGCGGGCACACGCATATCAGCGCAGAAGGGCAGGCGTACCGAGATAGTGTCGCCAGAATCATCAAAGACTCAATGCTGGATATCGGCTTATCGACACCAGTGAAAATCCGTATCGAGTGCCACATGCCTGACCGGCGTCGCCGTGACCTGGACAACCTGCAAAAGGCAGCATTCGACGCCCTGACGAAATCTGGTTTCTGGCTCGATGATCAGCAGGTTGATTACTACAGCGTGAAGAGAATGCCAGTTGTCAAAGGTGGGCGGCTTGAGCTGACCATTACCGAAATGGAGGCTTCATGAGCCGTGACGTTATCGAACGCATCCGCGACCGCTGGCACAAGCTCCGCCTTTGCCGGCACCCTGGTACCGTACTTGTTGACTACCGCATTTTGAAAAATTGCGTCTGCATCTATCACGCTTCAGGAGAAAAAGCATGAATACCCAGTACCTTGAGTATGTTCGCCAGCAGCTGATAGTGGCCACCGCCGATCTGAGCGGGGCAACGAAAGGGCAGCTGGTAGCCTTTGCTGAGAACGCAATGTTTGAAGCGACGGCACGCAGCAATAAGCGGATGAAGGTAGTCGACCCTGCAACAGGGAGAATGGTCAAGCCGAGTAATCCTCCGGCTCCCGGCAAGCAGTCCCGCGCCAAAGGCTCAGCCATAGCCCTGGTGCAGCCTGTTGAGTATTCGACGGCAAGCTGGCGCCGGGCTTTGCTGTCGCTGGAGGAGCATCAGAAGGCCTGGCTGCTCTGGAACTACAGCGACAATATCCATTGGGAGCATCAGGAGACGATCACCCGGTGGGCATGGGGGCAATTCAGCCAGAAGCTGGCAGACGTGCGAATTGCAAAGAAAACGGTTGAGCGCCTGCGTCAACTTATCTGGTTGGCAGCTCAGGACGTCAAAGCTGAACTGACAGGGCGCAACACATACGAATACCAAATGCTTGCCTCCCTGATCGGAGTGACCACGAAGAACTGGTCAGAAACGTTTACGGAGCGGTGGGAGGAGATGAAAAGCACTTTGCGGCGCCTTGATAGCGATTCGTTATTACAGGTTACGCGAACACGTTCACAACAAAAGGCGACAAATTTAGATGTAAGTCTTGCAAAACTGGATTGAAACGCATATATTTCATGTAAATTTGATAGTGTGCCAATTTTACGTTAACCCGCCTCTGAGCGGGTTTTTTGTCTTAAAGATTTCTACAGAAATTATCTCCAATTTTGGTTGAGTGCGCTTCGATGTCCTTGTCGAAGACTACAGCACTAGATTTGTATTTTGGAAAATTAAGGATGTATTTAGGCCCGAAGAAGCCCGAGATTTCAGAATATGCTTCAACGGCGGCGATCTGGCCATTCCAGCTATAATGTGAGTCGGTACCTATTATGCAGTCGCCTTGTTTGTATTTTCCGACTGCGTCTGAAGCGAAGCCGCTCGCTGAGGATACTAGCAAGACTGTTGTTAAAATTACCTGTTTCATATTGACTCCTTGTCATTAATCACACATCGGATCTTAATCTCTACAGAGCGTTAAAACCACTCTGTAATTTTATGTTCTTGCTATGTTTCCCACTTCAGTAACGCATGCTATATATATGAAAGACAAAGCGAAGCATCGATTGCCCTCCAGGTAAAACAGTAGCTCGGGATACTTGGAATGATGCTGTCGGTTTGGTCTGACATGAACCTACTTCTTGGCCTGCTCAATAGCAGGCTTTTTTTTGCCGCAAAAGGGCAAATCGACATTCGATAAAACTCATTTCAAGGCTGCGCTTTTGCGCGGCCTTTTTATTTCAGGACCGCGGGAATCATCTACGACGAGCTTTGTTGATAAATCAGCCCGACGGTCCTGATCCTTTCAAACACACACAGCACCCGCAAACTACGCGAGGTGAGAGTATGTATCGCATGGAAAAAATAACCACTGGTGCTGCTTATGGCGCTTCAGCCGGGAGCATCCTGAACGGCATGCTTAATGCCTACAGTCCCGAGCAGTGGAATGCCATCGGCGTGCTGGTGGGCATTGTCATTGCCGTACTTACGTATCTGACGAATTTGTATTTCAAAATCCGCGAAGACAACCGACGAAGCAGGAGCAGAGATGAACCCGACGCTCAGGAATAAACTGATTGGCGCCATCGCCGGAGGTTCCGGCGCGATCGCAATTGCCTCTGTCATGCTTGGTAACGCTGATGGGCTGGAAGGGCGGCGCTATTACGCTTATCAGGATGTTGTTGGCGTCTGGACTGTTTGTGATGGACATACCGGTTCAGATATTCGCCGCGGTCACCGCTACTCCGACAAAGAGTGCGATAACCTGCTGAAGTCAGACCTGCGAAAGGTTGCTAACGCCATCGACCCGCTGATTAAGGTTCGCATCCCTGATCCTACCCGTGCCGCTCTTTACTCCTTCACTTATAACGTTGGCTCTGGTGCCTTCGCCAGTTCCACGCTACTGAAGAAATTGAATGCTGGAGACGTGCCGGGTGCGTGCAAAGAACTGCAGCGCTGGACGTATGCCGGTGGCAAGCAATGGAAGGGCCTAATTACCCGACGCGAGATTGAGCTCGAAGTCTGTGAGTGGGGCCAGAAATGAGCCGATTAACTGCAATCATCAGCGCTGTCATTATCTGCCTGCTAGTTTCCATGGCCTGGGCGATTGACCATTACCGCGACAACGCCATCACCTACAAAGATCAACGTGATAAGGAGACTGAGAAACTCAGCTTGGCGAACACCACAATCAAAGACATGCAGACCCGCCAGCGTGATGTTGCTGCACTGGATGCCAAATACACTGGAGAACTGGCTGATGCCAAGGCTAATATCGATCAGCTTGAGCGTGATGTTGCTTCTGGCAAGCGTCGGTTGCAGCTCAACGCAAAATGTCCCACGAGCGGAGCGTCCGGAACCGGCGGCATGGGCGATGCTTCCGGCCCCCGACTTGCTGACGCCGCTGAACGGGATTATTTCACCCTCAGAGAGCGAATTGCCACAGTGACGAAGCAAATTAGTTATTTACAGGCTTACATAAACACCCAGTGTTTAAGGTGAGCGCTGCAAAATAAAAATAAATATTGAAAAAATGAAATGGAAGTAGTAGAAAAATGTCATGCTGTGGAGAGTTACAGCGGCATTGCTGCTCTTTATATTCATCATCTCTGAAGAAGAGAAAAATCCCAGGCCTCGCTTTAAGCGGGGCTTTTTTGTATCCGCATTTCACCGCGCACCGCAGCGCATTTAAACCACGTCGAACCAAACCCTTTGAAATGAGCCTTTGAGGAAGTCAGTTAGTGCTGGCGAGCCTCGACGGGCTGATTTCCTATGCGGCAAAGGTTCATCTCAAAGAAAGGTACACGCTATGAATAATCCGTCAGTTATTCCGGCCTTTGATTTTCGTGAAATGGTCACAACCCTCGATAACAAGGTCATCACCACTTCGCTAAAAGTGGCCGACTATTTTGGTAAACGGCACAAAGACGTTCTGCGAGCTATTCGAAACCTTAAATGCTCAGATGATTTCACCCGGCGCAATTTTGCGCCCATTGATTTCATTGATAAAAATGGTGATGTTCAGCCGATGTATAACATCACCCGGGACGGATGCATGATGCTTGTGATGGGGTTCACTGGCAAGACCGCTGCCGCAGTAAAGGAGTGCTACATCAATGCATTTAACTGGATGGCGGAACAGCTAAGTCGAAGAGTTGCTATGGGCGAAGAAATGCAGCACCGGTATGCCATCAAAGAAACTCGCTCAAAACTGAAAGGTACGATCGGCAGCCGGTTGATGAATGAGCGAAAGAAGGAAAAGCGAGTACTCAAGCTCGAGCATGAGCACATCATGCAAGTGACGCAACCAGAGTTACTTATTGGCTGATATCGGCATTACAGAAGCCATTCCATCGAGTGGCTTCGATAATGCTTCCCCCATCGCATAGAGGTAAAACATGTCAGAAATTACACCTGCAGAACAAATCCGCCTGACCATCATCAAGAAAGTTAACTACGACACTGCCGCGGCGAAGCTGGCCATTGACTGGGTTGGCGACAGTAATCTGAAAGCTGAGCTATTTGCAGACTCTTTCGATCGCGTTTACACGGAAAGTGAGATTGTCTCGAAAACCCGCAAGGCGATTCAGGAAGCGACAGAAGCGCTGGCGCTGTTTGATACGACCGCCGAACAGTACAATTAAGGTACGTGCATCTCCGATTACTTACATGACTGGTAGTTCAAAAGTTTCCTTTTCGCTGTTAGGATTGCTCTGAAAAGGAGTGGTTGTGAGCATATTAAATAAAGTTATTGAATTCTTATCCCCATCCGTCCCCGAAGCTTGTAGGGAAGAAAACTTCGCATCTGTCATAAAGAATATTGAGATTCTTTCGAAGGATTCATCTGAACTGAAATCTCTTCAGAAAGAGCGTGGAGACGGAAAGATTACAGAAGAAGCGTTTATAGCCACTGCTGTGGCGATTATAACTCAGGAGCTTCTTGATCTTAGACGTGACAGAGACAAGGCTGATGCCCAGGCGATCTAAGTAAGCATGACGTCAGACAATAACAACACAAAGGCCACCTGAAGGTGGCTTTTTTAATGGCTATTACAACAGGAATAAAGAATGAGCAAACCGGACTGGGAGGCCATCGAGACGGCGTACCGGGCCGGAGTAATTTCCCTCCGAGAAATTGCATCTCAACACGGCATTAGCGAAGGGGCTATCCGTAAGCGCGCCAAGCGTGATGACTGGTCTCGCGACCTGAATGCGAAGGTGAAAGAACGCGCTGACGATCTGGTACGCAAAGCAGAGGTACGCAAACAGGTACGCACTGAAACGACTTTGTCAGAGCGCGTACTTATAGAGGCTACAGCTGAGGTCATTGCTACGGTACGCATGGAGCATCGTGGTGACATAAAACGCGCCAGGCAGATAACCAATGCTCTGTTTGATGAGTTGGGCGCCGAGTGCGCAGATGTAGCAGCGCTGGAGAAACTCGGAGAGTTGATGCTTAACCCTGACGATAAGGGCCAAGACAAACTCAATGAGATTTACCACAAGGTAATCAGCATGCCGGAGCGAGTTAAGTCGGTGAAGGCTCTCAGTGAAGCATTGAAGAACCTCATCGGTCTCGAACGACAGGCCTACGACATCGACGGGCCTGAAGGCGACAACTCTGTTAAACAACTCTCTGACCTGATGGATTCATTGTCTCAGGGGGCGTAATGAAACCTGAGCACCTCAAGCTGCTGTCCAATAAAGACTGGCGGCTGAACAATCTTTACTGGATCACCGACAAAGAGGGAAAACCGACTCGCTTCAGGATGACGCCTGAGCAGCGGGAATACTTCGAGGGGATCCACACCCGCAACATCATCCTGAAAGCTCGACAGCTCGGCTTCACTACCGAGGTGTGCATCATCCAGCTCGACGCGGCTCTGTTTGAATCGGCGAAGTGCGCATTGATTGCCCACACTCTGAATGATGCAAAGCGCCTGTTTCGGGAAAAGGTGAAGTATGCATACGACAAGTTGCCTGCGGAGATAAAGGCGGCTAACCCGGCCAGCAACGATTCGTCTGGCGAACTCGTATTTAAGAAAGGTGGCTCTCTCTACGTCAGCACGTCGTTTCGTGGCGGTACGCTGCGCTATCTGCATGTTTCCGAGTTCGGGAAGATATGCGCCAAGTATCCTGACAAAGCCCGTGAAATCGTCACTGGTGCATTTGAGGCGGTATCGACAGGCTGCTTCGCTACTATCGAGAGCACAGCGGAAGGCCGGGCGGGTTACTTCTTCGATTACTGCCAGACGGCAGAGAAAGCCTTGCTGCAGGGCAAGCAACTGTCCGCGCTCGACTGGAAGTTTTTCTTCTTCTCATGGTGGAAGAATCCGCAGTACGCAATTGACCCGGTAGAGCCGCTACCTCAGCGCTTAGTTGAATACTTTGCTGAAATGGAGGCAAAGCACGGAGTAGTCGTCAACGAGCGCCAAAAGGCCTGGTATTACGCCAAAGAGAAAACACTCGGCGACGACATGAAGCGCGAATACCCGACCATACCGGCGGAGGCGTTCCAGCAGTCGGTCGAGGGCGCGTACTACGCCAAACAGTTCCGCTGGCTCTACACCAACAAGCGGATCGGCAAAATCCCCGATAACTCACATCTACCGGTTCACACGTTCTGGGATATTGGTGTGGGCGACTCCACGGCGATCTGGTTTGTTCGCGAGGTTGGTGAGGAGTTTCACATCATCGACTACTACGAAAACTCTGGCGAGGGGCTGAGGCACTATATGAAGGTGCTGAAAGACCGCGGCTACGAGTACGGCGAGCACTGGGGGCCGCACGACATCGATAATCGTGAATTTGGTGCAGACGCAAAATCTCGGAGGGAACTCGCCCAGGAAGGGTATGATATCGACGGTCAGGTTTACAGCATGACATTCCAGGTGGTGCCAAAAGTCGGTGTAGATACCGGCATTGAGTCGGTGCGTGAAATCCTCCCATCCTGTGTTTTCGATGAAGAGAAATGCGCTGAGGGCATATCTCACCTTGAGGGTTATCGCAAGGAGTGGGATGACAAGCGAGGATGCTGGAAAGATAAACCTCTTCACGACTTCACATCACACGGCGCCGACGGGTTCCGCTACTTCGCAGTAGCGAAAAACAACCACAAACAAGTCGGTGCAATTTTCTTCACCTAAGGAAATCTCAGTGAGTAACGATAACGAAATGCAAATCCTCGCTGGGCTCATAGTGAATAGCCTTAACGAGGTGGGCCGTGCGCGCCAGTTGTATGCTTCAGGGCTAGGGAAGTCAGGGAACACGAAACGACATCATCTATGGTGCGAATTTGGTTACCCGGAGCGTCTCGATTTTGACCACTTCTACAACATGTATGAGCGTAATGGCGCTGCGTTTGGCGCGGTACATAAACTGCTCGATGCATGCTGGACTGACACGCCGGTGATCGTAGACGGCGATGAGACCAAGAAATCGAAAAAGTCGACGCCTTGGGAGAAAAAAGTCACCAAGCTAATGAAGAAACACTGGGCTAAGGTGAAGGATGCAGACCGGCGAAATCTGGTAGGTCATTACTCCGCCCTGATTCTTCAGTTTGCAGACAGTAAGGAGTGGTGGGAGCCCGTCGGTCGCAGCGTGATGCGTAATTCTCGCGAGCGTGGCCTAGTCAAAATGATTCCTGCATGGGAGGCACAAGTTAAGCCCGGGGAACTTGAACAGGACCAGAAATCGCCAGACTACGGCATGCCGAAGTTCTATTACTTCCAGGAGCAACAAGTCGGGGACAATGGCAACATTTCCGGTCCGATGCGGTCGATTAAGATCCACCCGGAAAGGATCATCATCTTTTGCGAAGGGTCAGAAGACGAGTCATCGCTGGCTGGCATTCCTTTCCTGCGAGCTGGTTACAACGACCTGCTTGATATGGCGAAAACTTCCGGCGGGAGTGCGGAAGGTTTCCTGAAGAACGCCAGCAGACAGCTCGGCATTAACATGTCGAAGGAAACAAACCTCAAGACCATCATTGATGAAGCAAAGAAAGCCGGTTACTCAGGACTGGCAGAAGCGCTAAATGCTGCCATACAGAAGCTGAACTCTGGTACAGATTCAGCACTGGTGACTCAGGATGGTGAAGCCAAAGTGTTGTCGGTGGCGGCAGCGGATCCGAGTCCGACATGGACTGTGTTAGCAAATCAGTTTTCCTCTTCAGTCCAGATGCCATTCACCATTCTCTTTGGTCAACAGACAGGGAGGCTTGCGTCAGATCAGGACAAAAACGACTTTGCTAAGCGCTGCAACGGTCGTCGCGCAGGCTTTCAGACTGACCGTGCGACCGCGGTAATTGAGCGGCTGTGGACAGTAGAAGTCATTGAGCCTCCGAAGTCTGGCGAAATAACTTTAACCTGGTCTGACTTACTAGCACCAAGTGAGAAAGAAAAGATTGCCAACATGAAGGAAATGGCGGCGGTCGCCAGGGATACGCAGCAAGCCTACGGAACACCGGCTGTCGATGAGAATGAAGTCAGGGAAGCGGGAGAGTTAGAGCCGCGCGAAGAAGTGCAAACTCCTGACCCAAACAAAAAGGTAACTACCGATGACCCTCTTTCCGATGAATCCGGAGCAAAAGGCGAAAGTCGGTACGCCAGTAGTGCCGCGTAGCAAGGTTGACCCGACACGCTCTGCAAAGCAGGTTACTGCGATGTTCCGGGATATCGAGAGTCGGTATCTCGGCATCAAGCGAGCGCTGAAAGCATTGTTCGACCAGCGACTGACCGGGCGAGAGCGTGAGGTAAACAGCCATGATTGGCACTTCCTTTGCCATGACCACGGCGAGGACATGCGGCTCTACCAGGTCAATGCCGGCAAGTTTATCTACGACATGTCGGCGCAGGAACTGGCGGACCTGCTGGAAGTGGTGCAGGCCATTCTCGACGATTACCTGCTGGATGGCGGCGAGCAAAACATCTGGGCGATGGATTACGTCGTCGCAGAGGCGCAGCGCGGCACGCTGGAGGCTTTCAATAACCTCTCGCAGCAGTCGCAGGTATACGCCAGCCAGACGACGCTACAGCAGCTTTTAAGCAGCCCCGGTTATCTGAACCAGGTAGCGGCAGCCAGGCTGACAACGTTCAATGACTGGAAGGTCATCAGCGATACCGCGCGCGGCGACCTGACCAACATCATCACCGATGCGGTGGCGCGCGGAGTTAACCCACGGGAAACGGCTGGCGTCATCAGCAAGCGCCTCGATGTTTCGATGTCGAAGGCCAAGACCATCGCTCAGACTGAACAGGTCGGTGCGCTGCGGCAGGCGCAATGGAACGAGACGGACTGGGCTGCTGACCGTTTAGGTTTGAATACTGGACTGCTGTGGCTGTCGGCACTCAAGCCGACCACGCGCAGCTGGCACGCCAGCCGTCATGGCAAGGTCTACACCACCGAAGAGGTTCGGGACTTCTACGCCGAGAATGGCAACCGGTACAACTGCTATTGCAGCCAAATACCGGTGCTGCTCAACGACGATGGCAGCATATTCAACGAAGGGCTGGCGGATAAGTTGGCAAAGGAGAGGAAGGCTTGGAAATCCGAGGTAGAGTGATATCATCATGAAAATGATAATGTTGCTTAAAGGTGAGCAATGAGCAGTGTAACTCCGACCGAAGTCGGTTCATTTTTTTTATCGCTGGTTGTTCCAATCACTACTGGGGTTGTTGCTGCAGGATTTACTGCATTTTTTGCTCTGAACCGATTTTACAGAGAAAAATGGTGGGAAAAGAAGCATGCTGCATACAATCAATTAATTGATAAATTATTTGAAATCAAAGCAATATATTCTCATGCCTCCGATTTTTACGAGGCTGAATACAACGCTGAAATGTATGATAAGCCGCCTCCGAAAGGGTCTGTTGATTGGAAGGCATTCCATCAAATTAAAGCGCAACTTCATCGGTTTTATGTGCTCGCCCCAATATCTCTCAGCAAAAATACAAGGGATCTGCTCAATAATTTTTTTAAGCAGGACGCTGCTGTCGATCAAAGTGTTTACGATGAGGGGTACCCTGATTTTGTGGCTTACAATGATATGACAATTGCCACTCAAAAGCTTATTGATGCCATTGTCATGGATGCTGAAAAAGAACTTAAATTCAGATAATTAATCACCCTATTGAATAAGGTCGCTCCGGCGGCCTTTTTTATTGCCTGAAATCCACCAATGAGGCCAATATGAGCGGCGTATATTTCGAATCGAAGCGACATGGCGATATCTCATGCACGCACGTTAAGATCGGCGGCGTCGAAGCGATGATGAAGCAGGTAGGTGATCGCAAAGTCATCAAGTCACAAGGTCGCGGCAACGTGCGCCAAGTAAAAACTATCGTCAGAGCGCTACACAAAACTATCCAATAACGAGGATCCAGCATGAAACGCAACCGCGTTAACGTGCTGACCGTCGTCAACTCCGCTTCAAACGTCACCACTGAAACCATCGACGGCAAGCCACATATCGTGGTTCGCGGCATTACGCCTGTCGTGGACGATATCGTGATGAACCGGAAGTTGTACCCGGCAGCAGAAATCGAAAAGGCCTACAACACGCTTGAGCGCAACCCGATGCCGCTGGGCCACCCCAAAGTGGACGGTAAGCACGTATCTGCGCGGGATGTCCGGGCGGTGAATGAATACCACGTAGGCGCCTGGCTGCAGGATGTCAGCCACAAAGACGGAAAGGTGACTGGCGATATGTACGTTAACCGCCAGTACGCCGAATCCAGCGAGAAGGGCAAGCGCCTGATTAACCGCTTGGACGAGATGCTAGCGGGCACCAATTCCGAGCCGATCCACATCTCCACTGGCCTGCTGTATTCAGGCATCGCCGCCAACGGCGAATCTAAGGGCAAGAAGTACAACGAGATCGCCACCAACATGATGTTTGACCATGTGGCGGTATTGCTCGACGAGCCGGGTGCCGGAACGCCGGAGGAGGGCGTGGGGATCTTCGTTAACGCCGAGGGTGACGAAGTCGAAATCGAGGTCGTAAACCTCGAAGAGTCCACTACCCCAGACCAGCAAGACCCCGCATTCAAAACATTTTTCAACCAGCTAAAGGCGTTTTTCGGCGCCAACAGCGATTCAACCCAGAAGGAAACAGACCCGATGAAAGAGCTCATCGTTAATGCGCTGAAGGCCAAAGGTAAATCGGTTGACGGTAAAACCGATGCCGAACTGATGGACGCATACAACCAGATGCTGGCAGAAAACGCCGACAGCAAAGAAGAAACGCCAGAAGAGAAGGCCGCCCGTGAAAAGAAAGAGGCGGATGACAAGAAGGCTAAAGAACAGGCCACTAATAACGAAGAGATGCCAGCCTGGGCGCAGAAACTCGCCGATCGCGTGGACGTCGTTTTCAACAGCCTGAACGCGAACGCCGACAAAGAGAAAGGCGAAAAGCGCGCAGCTGTGAAGCTGGCGATGAACATGAGCGATGAAGAAGTCGCAGATCTGGACGGCAAGGCGCTCGACGCTATGTATGCCAAGTGCCAGACATCTTTCGGCCTGAACGGTGCATTCCGCCAGGCAACCAACACTCAATCAGTCAGCGAAATGCCGGAGTAAAAAATGGCTAAAGACGGAAAACACGTAATTCACGCGGGCGGTATCTTCGCGAACCCACAGCTTCACCGTGAAGGTGCTGCAGCCGCTGATACGCCTCCCGGTACGATTGGTTTCTTCGACAACACCACGAAGAAATTCACCGCCTCCGTGGATGGCAATGAAGCTGCGATTCTCTACGTAGCCAACTATGACTATCTGCGTTGCAAAACCGTAGATGACGTTATCAAGGCTGGCGACTGGGTTGTTGCTTTCCACCCAACTCCAGGCGTTTTCTTCAACGTTCCCGCTGCCGCAGGCACTTACACAAAAGGGCAGCCACTCTCTGTGGCCAATGGTCGCGTTAAAGCTGTCGGCACTGATGAGTCAGTCCGCTGCTACGTAGAAGAAGACCGTCCGTATACCATTGCAACGGCAGGTGACCTCCTGCGCGTGGTCATTAAATAAGGAGCACCTGAATGTTTGTATTCTCCACTAAACAGGCCACCGAAACCGGGAACCTCGAGGTTAACTCCTCTCAATTCAAAAAACTCTCAGCCGCGCGCAATGCCAGTGCTCAGGCTGCGGCAGACTTTATTGCGCGCACTAAATGGCGTGGCGATGCAGAAGATACACCAGAGCTGAATGCGGTAAACGCAGTCGACGATATCCGCCGTCTGTACAAAGCCTACGACCAGACCGTGCTGAAGCAATTCGAACCGAACACCGAATTCACGCTGCTGAACGACTTGATGCCGCTTTCTCGCTCTGTTCGCCTGGAAGAGTCTGTGTACGAATACGCTCGCACCGGCGGCCGTGGCTGGGCGCACACTTCCATGTCCGGTCAGATTGGTGCTGCGCTGGATGCGAAGTCCTACACCTTCGATGGCACCATGGTACCGATCCACGACAGCGGCTTTAAGTTCAACTGGCGTGATCCGGTATTTAATAAAGGCTCTGCGCTCTCATCCCTGGCCGATGCTCAGGCAGGTTCTGTCGATGACGTACGCCGCCAGTATGTCGACTACATCTGGGAAGGCTTCCGTGACGCAGCCGGTAACTACATCAAATTCGATGACAAGACCTGGAAGGGTTTACGTCACGATGAGCGTGTGGCCCAGGTGACACTGACTGTTAACTTCGCAACCAGCACCGACCCGAAAGCCATGCGTGCCGCGGCGATCGCCCTGCGTGACGTCCTCAAGCTGCAAAACATGCAGTACGGCCAGCAGACGTGGTACGTCTCCAGCGAAATCATGTCCAACTGGGAACAGTATTTCGATGTGAACTCCCTCCGCACTGTGCTGGAAGAGATATCCAAACTGTCAGGCATCGCGGCAATCAAAGAAGATGCTGAGCTGACCGGAAACGAAATCGTAATCGTACCGCTGCAGGCTGGCGTGATTGCTCCTATCGTCGGTCAGGCGTTCGGCACCGTCGCCGATCCGCGTCAGTTCTACAACTCAGATTACGTTTGGCGTACCTGGGGAGCTGCTGGCTTGATGGTCAAGCAGGACATCAACGGCCACTATTCTGTTATTCACGCTTCGAGCTAAGGAAACAACATGGCACTCGTAAAGGTATTGGTAGCAAACCTCTTTGCCGGTGCCAGCCTTCAAAAGTTGGAGGCTGGACAGGTTTATGATGTCGATGACTCGATAGCTGAAAAGTGGATCGAGCAGGGTAAGGCGGAAAAATCAACTGACAAGAAGGGGGAGAAGCTCGTCTTTGAAGTGGCGACACCGTCTGCGCCTGTGGCATCCGGTGCATCTGATTTGCAGTCAAAACTCAATGACACCCTTGAGCAGTTGAAGCAGGCGAAGTCAGACGCTGATGCAAAAGACAAAGAGCATGCTGACGCCATTGAGCAGCTGAAGCAGGTGCATGCGGCTGAGCTGGAATCGGCGAACAAACGCGCTGAAGAGGCAGAAGCCGCACTGGCGGAAGCAACCAAGAAGGCGAAATAACCATGGCTGACCCAATCACAGCGGCAGACGTGCAGGCGTTCCTCGGTGAATTGGGTTATTCCATTCCCGGCGCGCTGCTGGATCCGATTCTCTGCGTGGTGAACAAGATTATCCCGTGCCTCGAAGGTGCGGGATACGACGAATGCACGGCAAAACTTATCCTGATGTATGCCGCTGCGCTCATGGCGACGTCTTCCGGCGCCCGGCGAATAAAATCGCAGGGGGCGCCGTCTGGGGCGTCGCGTTCGTTCGATTACGGTAATGACAGTATCACCTGGTTGCGCGACTCACTGGCCCGGCTCGATACCAGCGGATGTACCAGTGAGCTGCCAATCAGCGCCGGGAATAGCGTTGGCCTATTTCTCGTTGTCGGGGGCTGCTGATGGCATGGATATCCGTTAGTGTCCGGCTGCCGCGGTCATTCGTCCGTGTCTGGGTGATGACCGATACCGGGAAGCAAACCACAGCGTACGTGAAAAGCAATGGTGAGTGGTACATAAACTGCGACCGCATACGCGCCACAGGTGCCGTTGTGCTGCGATGGAGGGATGACTGATGTCATCGGTTGCCAATTGGTCTTATACCGCGACAGCGACAATCTGGCGGCGCATACGCGATGCTGACGGTAGTGATACCGACGGCGGAGGTCAGCCGTATGGATGGGAAGAACCGATCTCTATTCTCTGCGACTACCAAGGTGGGCTCTCTGCGAAAATCGGTGACCTCGGCCGGGAGATCGTGGTTAAAAACACGATATGGACCGAGTATGCAACGGCGCGGGAAGGCGATTACATCCTGATTGGCGCGTCAACCGATGCGGCGCCACCTGATGAAGCCGATGAGATACGCCAGATCGTTCAGTTCGCCGACACCTTCGAGCGGCTGGCGGACGATTTCGCACTGATTACGGGAGTCTGATTATGGGCGTGAAAGTGAGAGGAATCCGCCAGGCCAAGGCCAACCTCGATCGCATCATCAAAGACGTCCAGGGGCGTAAGGCCGTGCGCGCAATCCAGTCGGCGATGCTTATTGGTAGCGCGCAGGCTGCGCTTTATACCCCAATCGACACATCGACGCTGCTTAACAGCCAGTATCGGGAAATCATTGCTCGCGGCGTTCGCGTTACTGGCCGCGTAGGCTATACAGCCAACTACGCGGTATTTGTTCATGACCCCGCAGTGCAACAGACCTTCAGGCGTTCAACGGCGAGAAAAGAGTTCTTAACGAAGGGTTTCGAAGACACCCGTAGCCAGATAGACGCTGCGGTTAAGAAGGAGCTTTCGCTATGACACCTCCGATGTATATGCGCCTGAAGGATCTGTTTGAGAGCGAAGGTATGACTGCTGGCTTTAAGGTTCAATGGCGGCAGTGGCGTGACACCGGGAAAGATGCTGACCAGTTCATCGTATTCCGGCCTTCCGGCGGCACCGATATTACTTATGACCTCGGCGGAGACTGGTATGTGATGGTCGACGTAATCTCTTCGAAAGTCGATCCGGATGCCGCTGACTCTGCGGTTAACGCCATCGTTGAATATATTAGCGCGCAAACTGGAGCTGATGAGTGCGTCGGCGCGCTTCGGCTTGTCGGCAATGTTCCGGCGGCTATACCAACCGAAGAGGGCCGGTTAGTAACCCGGCTGCTTGTTTCATGTACATACGGCGAGTGATCGCCAGATTCACCCATCAGGCTGCCTTCTGGCGGCCTTTTTTATTTGAGAGGTACACATGCAGGGCTGCCAGAATGATACCGGTAAGCTAATCGGTAAGGTTGCGGTGCTACGTATGGCCTATGGCTGTGCTGACACCGTTCCGGCGCTTTCCGAATGGAAGCGTCTCGGGGCTATGACCACAAAAGGCTTTGACTACTCCATGAATACCGTCAACTCAGAAGCTGACGATACGAAAGGACTGGTTGAGAACCTGGTGAACAACATGGACTTCACCATCTCCGGTGAAGGTGAATTCCGCAAACAGGACAAAACAACTGAGATCGGTGCCATCGCTATTTCGAAATACATTTTCGACGAAGTGCAGGCTGGCCGGCAGCCGACGATTTGGGTGCGTTTTGACTTCACCGGTGAAGATGCTGGCACTTATATCATGGGGTACTTCAACACCACTTCATGGTCTGGTGACTTCGGCACTTCAGATATTTCCACCTTCTCCGGGGAGTGGAAAGTCTACGATGCCGACACTGTCGTCTTTGAGGTTGCTGGCCCGGCGTTGGCTTTCACAACCAACCTGACTGTAACGAAAACGGTCACCGCGGGATCTGCGCTTAACATGTCAGTAGCGGTTGACGGTGGCACTGCTCCGTACACTTACGTATGGAAAAAAGACGGTTCTGCTGTAAGTGGCCAGACTACAGCGACCTTCAACAAAGCCAGTGCAGCCGCCGGCGACGCCGGGGTTTATACCTGTGAGGTGACTGATTCGGCAACGACGCCGGCGAAGATCACCTCCACCGCCTGCACAGTGACAATCAACTAAGTGCAAGCCAGTTCGTGAATAGTACAAAGGGCGCATAAACGCCCTTGATACTGTTTATGGAGCGAATATGACCCCCATTAAAGAATTAGGTGAATGTGTCATCGGCACTGATACCCATGAAAACTTCTTCCGTCCATCCTTCCGAAATATGGCGCGCATAGGCGAGCCGGACGAAATCGTCCAGACGTTCTATGACCTGTGTAACGATGAGGCGACACCGTTAATTCAACAGGCGGCTCAGGTATATATCCGCGATGAGTACAGCCGCCTGCCAGATTGCGTTCTGCGATTCATCCAGAGCGGACTTCTGAACCGTAAAGCAGTTATGGCTGCCCATGCCGTTCTTACTGCTTGTTGCGATGACGATATCGGGGAACTGGTCGGATGGATGAAGCCGGGAAAATCACGCAAGCGGGGATTCATGTGGCGTCCTGGAACGATGCCGGCGACGGAAATGATCATCGTTGCTCAAAATCTGATGATGCATGGAATCATTGGCAAGGCGAAAGTGCGCAAGTTGCAGCGCTACGAGTCGAATGAAACCACATCAGAATTTCGCGCTACCGATTACATCATGGCCGCGCGCAATCATTTCGGCATAAGTCGAGAAGAGGCTGAAAACCTCACAATGACTGAGTTCGCCTTAATGCTTAATGCGAAGTACCCGAACCAGAAAGGATTTACACGGGAAGAGTACGATGCAGTTATGGATGATGACGATCGGCGCTGGCAGGCGTTAATGCAGCAGGAACAAACCAGCAAAACCAGATGAATCAGCCTCGGCAAAGTCCGGGGCTTTTTTATATCCGCGTTTCACCGCGCTTCACACGCGCAATGTATAATCCAAGAACCTTACAGAAAGCGATCCTGAGAACTGCCGCTAGTGCCGGCGGGCCTCTTGGGGCGGCTTTTCTGTGTGACAGGTTCGCTTTCTTAAGGTAAATCGCATGAAATATCCAACCGTATCAGTTAACGGCGTTTCCGTTCGTGTAGACGATGAAGGGCGCTATAACCTTAATGATCTCCATGCTGCGGCTGTGGCGGAAGGCAAAGCCACCGAATCACAGCGACCAGGTGAATTCCTTAAAACAAAGCAAGTAAGGCGGTTTGTGCAGACCCTGAGCGATGCGAAGAAAATCGCATCGGTGTTAACCATCAAAGGTGGACCGCTTCAGGGGTCATGGGGACTCGAGCTAATTGCTATCCGTTATGCTGCTTGGCTTAATCCATTGTTTGAGATAAAGGTCTATGAAACATTCCAGATGCTGGTTAGAAATGGCATTGATGCAATGTCCCGTCTGAACAAAATCGACCACATCATCAACACTGAAACCAAAGCAATCAGCCAGTGCGCGAGCCAGATGGCGAAGTGGGGAGTAGGTGGTCGCAAGCAATTGCTCCACGCAGCGCGCGATCGCGCTGCTGATGAGGTCCAGTTATATTTACCCGGTATCGCATAGTTATCTATAAGCCCACGCTAGTGGGTTTTGTCGTGGGCTTATATCCCTGATAGGATTAGTCCGAACAATACTAAAAGGGATAATTGAGAAATGAAGAAAATTTTAGTCGCCTCTGCGATTGTTTTAACTTTGGTAGGCTGTGCTTCCTCAGGAAATCAGCAACTCAGCAAGGAAACTGAGGTCAGCGTTAAGTCTAAACTCCAGGAAGGAAAAACCACCAAGGCTGAGGTTAAAACGACATTCGGTTCTCCGGATGCTGTTTCATATACTGACGGTGGCAATGAAATCTGGAAGTATGCCTTCGCCAAAGTTAAAGTTAACGGGACTACATTCATTCCTTTCTACGGTCTTTTCCATAACGGGACTAACGGCACCAAGAAAGAACTCACCATTCTGTTTAAAGACGATGTAGTAGCCAAGTACACAATGGCTGAATCGGCTATAAATACGAAATCCGGTTGGGCTGACTGACACTCGATGGAGCTGTTATGACTCGCATCTCAGTAGTAGCATTACTCTCACTTATATTAACTGGTTGCTATAAGTCAGCGCCATCCGATCAAGAAGCAATCGACATAGCGAAAAAAGAAGTGTCGATGGCTATATGTGGCGATAAAGCTGCTAGCTGCATAGATGTTAGCGGCGGGAAGGCGCATATTGGCGAACGGAAAAATGACAACACCAATCAAGTTACTGTCACCTTCAAAAACATAAAGGCCAAGCGTGACGCATCAGTGAAAGTAAACGTAAATGCTGGAATGGTGGTCTATGATTTCGACGCTAAAACAGGCGATACGTATATTAAAGAGCTTTCACTCTGGTCTGAAGATGGAGATCACTCTATAGAACTTTGTGGACATAATTATAAGTTCTGTAGGAAATAAACAATAATCCTAAAAACCTCGCTCCGGCGGGGTTTTTTATTGCCCGGAGAAATTGCATGGCCGAAAAAGCGGGTGAGATTTATTACGAAGTTGACCTGGAAACAGCGAAGCTAATAACGGGGAGCAGGAAAGCAGCAGATGTGCTAGGCGCTATGGATAAGAGCGCGCGCAATGCAAGCTCAGGTATAGATAAGTTAGACAGTTCCGGTCGAAAGGCTTCAGGAGCGATGGGCGTTCTGACATCTGCGCTTTCTGGAGTGGCTAGCGCAATTTCTGTCGCTTTAATTATTGATTATGGGAAGGCCTTTTTAACGGTTGCGGACAACGTTACCCAACTCCAGGCAAGAATTTCCCGTTTAACTACAGATACCGCTGAAGCAAAGTCTACTTTCTCCACCCTTGCGATGATCGCATCTAATACTGGAGCTAGCCTTCAGGATACCCAAAGCCTATGGGAAAAGTTGACATCTTCTCTAAAGGCGACAGGCGCCACGAACAGCCAAATATTATTCCTCACTGACACTTTGCAGAAAATAGGTCGTGTTGGTGGGAATTCAGCTGAAGAGATGGCTGGAGCTTTACGGCAATTTGGCCAATCAATCGACGGCGGAATTGTAAGGGCTGAAGAATTCAACAGTATTGTGGAAAGCATGCCAGAACTCGCACGGCAAATTGCCGCCGGCATGGGAATTTCTATGGGTGAACTCCGCCAGGAAATGCTGGCAGGGAAGGTAACAGCAGAAGCCGCGCTTAACGCCATTGCCAAGCAATCTGGGGTAGTTAACCAGGAATTTAATAAGCTTCCAAGAACGCTTGAGCAAGCCAACAACAGTCTTACTGTTTCACTCTCTTTGTTAGTCGATAAGATGAATGAAGCAACCGGCGCAAGTAAGACAATGGTAGGCATTATTGACTCTGTAAGCGCAGCTATCGATCGCTTAAGTGGTCGTGCCGTAACTGCGGCACAGAACATAGCAGATCTTACTTCTACAGGTGAGATGTATAGCCGCAGAGCGAGGACTTGGGCCTGGCTAGGATTGGATGGATGGGCCCAACAAAATACGGCTCTGGCCACACTCAGCACGAAAGCGGCAATACTTGTCGGTGATTTGGATGCCGTAGGAAAAGCTTCTGAGAATGCTGCGAATGTAGGAAAAGGATTTTCCGGTGGAAAAACATCAAATCCTAAGCAAGATAATTTAGTTAAAGTTTCCGAGCGTCGACTTGCCCTTGCCAAACTAGAGGGAGAGGCCAGAGCTCGCCTGCAAGCGCAATATGATGCCACTGATGCCGGGGTAACTGACCAGAAGCGGATTAAAGCCCTTCAGGATGAGTATGCTGAAACCTACCGCGTGACGGAAGCCAGAAAGGAAAGCAATAAGGCAGGTAAGCAGTCAGAAACGCAGGCTGATTCAATTGCTCAAAAGCTGGCAAACCTCAAACAGCAGTCCGAACTAGCTGCTGATTCCACCAGCAATCTGAGCCGTGAACAGGCGATACTCAATGCTCAGCTTTCGCTTGGCAAAGGCGCTACGCAGGAACAAATAGCGCTGGCCGGGCAGTATGCTGCTAAAAAGTGGGATACGGCCAACGCTATCAAGGCGCAAGCCGCGGCTGAGAAGCTTCTCCCTGAAGCGCGCGAGAATGCAAGTTACAAGCAAGATATTCAGGATTTAAAAACTGCACTGGCCGTGAAGAAAATCAGCCAGGAGCAATACAACGAGACCTCCGAGAGACTGGAGGCAACTCATCAGGCTAATCTTGCGAGAATCCGCGCGCAACAGGCTGTTACCCCGCAGCAGCAGGCGGCCGGCGATGTGGATCCGGTGCAGAACCTGGCTAACCAGCATGCCCAGCAGTTAGCACTAATCCAGCAATACGAGCAGCAAGGGGTTATCGCTCACACTCAGGCCTTAGCACTGAAAAAAGCCGCTGACACTCAGTATGAGCAGGAGCGCACAAATGCTCAATGGGCATTGTTTACGCAACAGAGTGTAGGTTATCAGGCTCTTGGTGCCGCGGTTGACGCATTCGGCAATCAGGCTTCCAATGCATTAACCGGTATCATCACTGGCAGCATGTCAGCCTCAGAAGCATTGCAGTCTATCGGCAACACCATTCTAAACGATGTAATTAATACGTTCGTGCAAATGGGCATCCAGCAAGCCAAGTCTGCAGCGTTTGGCGGGGCAGCGCAGCAAGCTTCTATAGCCGCCACCACTGCTACACAGGTAAGTTCTCTGGCAACGACCACGGCTGCCAGTACATCGTCGGCGGCGGCCACAACAGCAGCATGGACGCCGGCGGCGCTTGTGGCGTCGATCGGTTCATTCGGTGGCGCGGTTGCTATTGGCCTCGGCGCCCTGGTAGCTGCGCTGGCTGTTGGTTCATCGTTGGCTGGCAAGCGAAAGAACGGTGGTCCGGTATCGGCGGGCTCAATGTACCAGGTAGGTGAGGGCGGTATGCCTGAAATCTACCGTGCCAGCAACGGAAGTCAGTACATGATCCCCGGTGATAACGGCTCAGTCATCAGTAATAAGGATCTGCAGGGTAGTGGCGGCGGCGCGCTGCAGGTCGTGAACAACGTTTACAACTATGCAAATGGCGTCAATGTCGATACCCGTAGCAGCCAGAACGGCGGGCAACTGGTTATCGAAACCTTTATCACCGATATGCAGAACGGCGGCCCGATGTCCTCTCAGATGCAGGACACGTTCGGCCTTCGTCGGCAGGCCAATGGCGATTACTAAAACCAACCCGCTCCGGCGGGTTTTTTAATGCCCGGAGGAAACGTGGCAACAGTTTCATACCCGGAATTCCTACCCCTTCCGCAGCGTCCCAGCCAAAATATGACGCAGGATACCGGCTGGCAGACAACGCAGCCGGCAGTCGGGCCTGTAATATTTACTCCGTTCACCACTGACCTCAAAGCTACTTGGACGCTGCAGTGGATATTTACGCTGCAGCAGGCCGAACGGTTTAAGTCATGGCTGCGGTCGCCAACGTACTGTGACCGTGGGCGTAACTGGTTCACGATGCCAATTGACCTTGGCGACACATACGGACCGCAGTTGCAGACGCTTCACTTCGTCAATATGCCGGTGCAAACCAGTAAGAATGGCGGGGTGGTGACCTGGACCGCCACGGTTATCTGTAATGGTATTGATGACCTGACTGAAGACTTCGATGACTGGATTGTTCAGGCGCCGGAGAACTACGGGTCATGGCTTGATTATCTCGTCACTGATGTGATGCCGAGGACTGACTGATGCCAACATTACGAGAATGGAAAGAGCGGCGGCCGGCGAGTGATATCAAACAGACCATTGAGTTTTATCACCCGGCATTTGGTTATTACCGTGTGGTTAACAAACTTTTTCAGGAGGCGACGTTCGGTGGAAACCTCTATCAACCCGCGGCGTTTGATATCACCGAACCGACACAGAACGGGTCAGCCATCATCACGATGGGGATCACCTTCCTGCAGGGTGCTGAAGAGGTCAGAAACACGCTAAAAACGTGGACTGGTGCCGCCCGGATGACGGTTATCACGTGTAAGTACCAACAGTGGAATGCAATCGGTGATGCTTCGCCGATGAATACCTGGTCACTGTTCGTGAAGGATGTCGGTGCCGATGGCACAAACGTCACGGTGAATTCTGGTAAGACGAATCCTCTGACGCTGGCCAATCCCATTATTTACACCACGAAAGACTATCCCGGACTGATTACCGTATGACGCAGAGCGAATTTATCCGGCTTGTGAATGGCAAGCCGTGGGTTAACCGTGCCTGTTGTTTTGAGCAGATGGATTGCTGGGGGCTGGTGGTGCTGTATTACCGGCATGTGCTCGGTCTGGAGCTGCATCATATCCCCGGCTACGAATCGGGCGCCGACTTCATCACCTGCTACTCAGAGGAATCTGCCAACTGGAGAGCGGTACCGGTGGCATCGTCTGGCTGCCTTGCTGTGTTTTATTACGCTGATCGTCCAGTTCACGTGGGCGTAATGCTGGATCCGGTTAAATGCCTGCATTCCCGCGGTGAGTTCGGTTTTGTACGCGCTGACAGCATGGTTATCCTGGCGAAGAAATTCAACAAAGTGGAGTATCTGGTTCATGGTTCGATATGAGCTGCAGCGTCTGCCTGGCGCGCCGAAACAGTATGGAATGACGGCGCCGGGTACTGAGTTGATAGCATTACTGGACTCACTCAGGCTGCATAATAATGTGAAGGTTCGCCTGAATGGACGTGAGCTTAATGATGATTTTGATTTGTCGTTTAAGCTGCGCGCCGGCGACGTCGTAGCAGTATTCGATCAGCCTGAAAGCGGCGGTCTGATAAAGACACTTCTGAACCCGGTGGAGCATCTCAACCCGATCCGCTTCACTAAAAAAGTAATGTCAGGGCTAACCGGGCAACAGACCGCATCATCTCCGTCCATTTCTACTGGTGAATCCCCGAATAACGACGCCACCGGGCAGACTAACCGCGCGCGGCTGTACAAGGGAAGGCCGAATATTTATGGCCAGTGCCGGGTATATCCGGATTTGATTCAGCAGGCGCTGTTTGAGTACATCGACAACAACAAATACATCACTGAATGGTTCGAAGTGGGATTCGGGAAATACACCATTTCTTCTGTGCGCTATTCAGAGTCGAATCTGGGGAGCCTTGCAGGGGCCAGTTACCAGATTTTCGACCCTGGCGTGACGATAGGCACCATTGATGTTGGCTATCAGTTTGATGATGTCGATAACGAAGAAGTGCCTGGGTTGAATGAAAGCGAGGATTTTCCCGCCCAGACAGCGACGACGACAGCGCCGACCGCAATGCTGATCGAGAGCAACCAGCTGAAAGCCACAGTGTTGTCGAATGATGATAATTTTTCATACTTCGCGGCGCTTGCCGTTCCGCACCCGGTAACTTTCGTTATCAACGCGACATGGAACGCCGGCGGCGGCCCGGTGACAAGGGATGTTACCGGCAGCGGAAATATCGTCTACTCAGAAAGTTATATCGGGGAGGATACGCAGTCTTACACCACGTTCTATCTTGGCGATATGACCGGGGAGATCACGACGCTACCGTCTGACGCCACGCTGAACCTGACACTTTTCACCCTCAACGACCAGACTCCGCTGGTTATAGGCCCATCGGTATCACCGCTTGAATCCACACAGATTTGGGTGCATGTCATGGTTCAACTGGGGGCGACTTCGGGCACTTCCCGTTATCGAATCCGGTTCTGGAAAGTGGATGACAACAACAACCAGATCCCGGGCACGGCTGAACAGTACGATTATTTCTTTGATAACGATTTTCAGGTGACTACGCGTTATTTCCGCACAACGCATAAATTCTCACCCGCCGCCGGTACAGGTCGATATGCGGTGACGATCGAGCGACTGGATAACAGCAATGATGGAAATGTCGTGACGTTAATGGCAATTCACGCCGTCAACACCCGCGCCAATGTTATTTACCCGGATGACACGATTGCCAGAGTGACCATCAAGGGGAGCAACAACAGCAACAGTAACCGCGAGCAGAAATACAACATGCTCGCGCATCGCCACACCATCAGCTATGACAGGACGACCGGCCAGATTGATTACACGCTACGTCCAAGCCGTTCATTTGCTGACGCCGCACTGCATGAATGGGTGGTTATCGGTAAGCAGGATGTTAGCAGTATCGATGTTGCGACGCTGTACGCGATTGCCGACTCGATATCTGTGCCAGAGCTTGGCTATTTCGATTACACCTTTTCAGATGAGAAGCTGTCGCTCGGTGAGCGGATCCGGACTATTTGCAATGCAGCGAGGGTGGATGGGAATAACATCGGTGATGTGCTGACGTTCTGGCGCGATGAAAAGGTCACCTATCCTGATGCGGTGTTTGCGCGCTCAAACATGTTCTTTGATGAATATAAGGTTTCATGGCAGATGTCGCTGCCGGGAGGATATGACGGTGTCACGGTCGATTATGTTGACCCGCTCACCAATAAGAAATCCTATGTTTATCTGCAGATAGATGCCGGCGGCATTCGGGAAGTCGAAGACGCAACGGTTAACGCCAGCCAGATTAGCCTTGACGGTTGTCGTAATCGCACCCAGGCGGTTGACCGGGCATGGCTTGAGGCTCAGCGCCTTCTGTATTCACGAATGAGTATGACGGTCAAAGTGTTGGAAACTGAGCAGGTGGTGCGTGGTGCCGTTGTTCAGTGCCCGGACATGTACGACAACAGGCAGCAGAACGGTTATCTCACCGGCCGCAATGGCGATATCTTCACAACGTCTGAACGCATCGATTTTTCGTTTGGCGATATGTGGGTCGTGATGACTGATAGTCTGGGTAATTTTCGAGGGCGCTGGCGTGCCTATCCTGTATCCGGTACTGCCAAAGCCTTTCAGGCCGCCGCGGATGCTTTCGATCTGAATATCTACAATGGTGCTGACTGCCAGGTGGCCAGTCGCTACTTCATTGCAACAGACAGCGAATTAAACTCGACTATCTGGCGTGTAGAAACAGCAAAACCGAATGGCGATTACACCCAGACCCTTACCTTGTCTGAATATTCGGACTCGATATATCCATAACCACCAGCAGTAAATAATCAACTTTCACGCACATCATCAGGTTAATTCCTGAGGATTTCGTGCGTCTATAAAGGGCGACATGCACAATGGCACAATTACCAACCCCGACGCAAAAGCCGGTACCGAGTGATGATATCCGGGACCACGTTTATGCAGGCGGCATGCTGGACAAGGTCGTAACAAGCCGGGAACTGACATACACCGATCGACTTGGTGGCCAGCATTACACTGTTGATGGAATCAAGGCAGAAGGTGATAAGGTCATTGAGGATACCAGGCAAAACCTGGTCCCCTTAAGCCGTCAGTATATTACCCTGGAAGAGGCGCAAGCGGACATTGCCAATATCCCACAAGGTGGTGCCACATATGTGAGAAGTCCTGATGGTAGTTCTCTTGCGGACGAGTACATCAATAATGGCGGAACTTTGGAGCCAACTGGGCGCAAGATGCCATCGCAGCAGGCGGTGGATAAAGCAGCTAATTCAGCAGAGTTGGCCGGGCTATCAGTAGAAAGCAGGATTTTTGACGATGAAGGTATAGAGATAGTTCACGCGCTTACTGATGCAGAAGGGAAAGCCCCCATTACTACTAATAAACTTGGCGCAGTGGGAATGGGAAGGGCAGAGGTTGCATCTCAGGGTGGGAATGAGGTTCCATGGGCAATCACTGATACTCGGCGCGTCCCCTATATCGCTGGCACGCCAATGGGAGGCGTGTGTATTGGAAATACAGAGATAGTTGAAATACCGGGTCCACCTGGCATCGTCTTTTGTGATGCAAATTATATCCCGATGGCCTGTACGCCAGGGTTTGAAAGTGATCAGGATATTCCTGTCATTGGTGGTTCTGGCAGCCCCCCAGAGACGCCAGTAATCCCAATTTATCTTCGGGACTGGAACGGCGTGAGGTCACAGGGGCAGTCTCTGTCTATTGGTGAAATGCCGCCGGCATCCGCTGCTGCTAACCCGCCACTTTCAACCACGCAGCCATATGGGAATCTGGGGTTCAGTTCAAATAACAACAGCTATTCTTCAGCAACGGATACTGCCGTTCCACTGATTGAATCGGCTTATATGCCATCTGAGGGAACGTATCCGGCTGGTGAATCTCCTTGCTCTGGCGCCGCAAATAAGCTGGTTGAGCGTATTCAGGCAGATACTGGTTTTGACTGGCAGCAACAAGGCGCTGTGTTTTTCTCGTCCTGCCCTGGCCGTGGAGGTACCCAAATAGCGAACCTGTCAAAAGGTACGGCATCATATCAGCGCGCGCTGGATCACGTGACTAACAGCATGCGCCTGGCGAATGCAGCCGGAAGAACTTTTGCCGAGTTAGCTATTCTCTGGACTCAGGGAGAATCTGATATCGGCGGTAATGTATCGCGAGACGATTATTCAACGATGCTCCTGCAGTACATCTCTGACATGACGGAGGATACTGTTGCTATTACTCAACAGGACTACAACCCATTTTTTGTGTCTTACCAACTGGCATCGCATAGACAATATGGAAAAACCAACCCTCTTATAGCTTTGTCTTTACGCGACGTGGCCCTTACAGGGCGTTCCCGGCTTAGTCATCCAGCATATATCGGTGATTATGTCGACAATGTTCACGGGACTAACCAGACCTATTTGATGTTTGCGAAGTATTACGGCCGCGCTATCCATAAGCTGCTGCTCGACAACCAGGCAGGGAAAAAGCCTGGCATGCACTGGCTGGATAAAATCGGCGAAACTCGTCAGGGTAATATTATTAATCTTCAGTTCAATGTCCCTCATCCTCCACTTGTGATTGATACAACCTGGGTAACGGAAACGGAAAATTACGGTTTCTACATCCGGGATATGACGACTCAGAATTTCGATGTTGTGGATATCATTTCTGCGGTTGAATTAGCGGGACCGGACCGCGTCAGGATTATCTGTAGCCGGGCCCCTACAGTTAATGAACAGGTGACGTATGGTTGGGGAAAAGCCGGGGATCCTTTAACGACCGGGAGAACTACCGGCCCACGCGGAAACCTTCGTGATAGTGAAGGTGATTTGCCTGGCGAAAGCTACACCGATACATCCGGGACGTTGAGAAAGCTCCATAACTGGTGCGTAATTTTTTAAGGAACCATCATGACAACCATTATTCGCAATAAAGACGTAATCATCGCTAACCCTCAACTTAAACCGATTTATACCCCTTTCGTGGCTGAGCCCGGCCTGCTGGCTGCATGGCGGTTTGGTGATGGAATGGATGATCTGAGTAACAACGCAAATACACTCACCCCAATCGGCGCTCCAGTGACCGGCGAATACTATATTAGCGGCGATAAAGATAATGGATTTATCACCTCCGTTCCTGACGGACTGCAACGTACTCTGATTGCTGTCTGGAGAAATCATTCATCTTCAGATGCATATGCGTATCCAGTAGGTAACCTTGCGCAGTCTGCATCAGCACAGGGCATTGGTATTGGCCTTAAAAGCAATAGTAGTTCCTCAGCAAATTTGATTCGCACCAGCGGTAATGCAGGTGGCACTTCAAAAACCGGTAATCTGTTAGCCATTGCGGATGGGCCATCAGAAACATATGCAAATCGTGTTAATTTCCGTTGGGCAGCTTTTACAGTTGATGGTGCAAGCAATAAGGCTAATCTTTACTTGCCGAAACTGAATGCTTCACTTATTCCAGCGACCATTGCTTCAGGTGCAAATCTTGCAACCAGGGACATCACTGAAGGTGGAATCAGCAGCATGTTCAGGCTTATCGCTTTCCGTGATCCGTCAATGCCGCCTAACTTACCCGGAACGGATATTGATGTAGCTGAAGTGCTCATTTTCGACCGAGCACTGGATATTTCAGGTCTTCAAAGAACATATGCCCGTTCAAAAACCTATCTTGCTTCATTTGGACAGGATATTTGACTTACTTAGGAACATCCTACCCGGTATCCTTATACAAGGGTTACCGGGTAATTTACTTGAATTCTGTAATTAGCCTATAGTCCGTTATTTTATCCATCAAATAAATATTGTCTTACATTGATGGTGACTTTTTTCTAACCTGTGAAAATAGCCCCATCAACAGGGTATAATATAGAAAGTTGAATTTCGGTTAGGCTTTTTATTACGTCCCCCTGCATCGGAACTCCTGCGATATAAAGTTTCAGTTCATTTCCATTCGTAATTGATGCCGTCACTGGCAATGAATTGTTTGGAATACTGCTTCCTGTGGCGAGTGTGACAGAACCATCTAGTTCCAGTGTAAATACACCGCATCCAGATCTTTTCCCTAAGCTAATAGGTACAGGAAGTTTAATAAATAAATCACCAGCGGGTTTCGTATTAACTGAACTTACAGCCAACCATAATGAGAGATTGCACATGCCATTATCTATGTAATAATCACAGCCTCTGGAACTGTAACTAATGTTTCCGGGTATATCCTTTCCTGCAACACCTGGAGTAAAGGTGCCGACTCTTCCACCAATCTGAGGTTTGTTTGTAGAAGAATATTCAACTTCATCTGAAATACCTGTTGATTGGTTTCTATTGTTAATAATGAACGTTCTTGCTGCTGTTCCCTCAACAGAAAATCCATATGTTTCATTGAGTGCAATACCATATTTATTATCTTCAACTCTTAATCCATACAACCCTCTCAGTTTAACTGCTCGTAATTGCTTTGGAGAAACAATATAGCTATTTCTTACAGTGATGCTATGAGCAGTGTTAAGGCTTGATATCATTACTCCACTGTTATCAAATCCATTTGTTCCTGGAACATCGAAACCTATTAAGACGCCTGCTTCAGTATTAGCATTTCCGTTCGTGCCATTCCCGTTATTATACAGATAACACCCTTCAATTATTACACCATGCGCTGAATTACTACCACTGTTGGTGTTAGAAGTAATGGCCAAACCCCATGCGCCATCTTCAGAATGCTCAATGTTACACCCGGATACCATAGAACCAGCAGGGTTGCACATTAACAGATTGCCTACTAATCCATGGTGGAATGTAGCTCCGCCAGTTACTGTTATGCCGGTATGGTCGTTGGTATATCCTATGCGACAACAAATTTGCCCACCATAATACTCCCCACCAATTATTGAGCATCCCCAGGCTCTTTTTGAACCAAGCCACAGGCCATATCTGGCTCGAAGCGGATTGCCATCGGCATCTTTATTTGTAGAGATTCCTGCCCAAAAGTCACAATTGATAACAAATGTATTATAACACCTGGCAATTTTAATTAAGGCATCATTATAGTAAGACTTTCCATCATCGATATATCTAACCTTGAGATCTCTAAGATAATGCCTTCTTGTCTTGGCCCCACTGGTCTCATCGCCCATAACTATCTGACCGCCAGCCATTAAAATAGTACCATTGATAATATTAAAATTAATATCGAGTTTGTGGGTGGATTTGAGTGTGTATGTTTTACCACGTAAGTCAATGGTGTAAGGTAAGTCGCTAGATAATGATGTATCCTCTAGTTCGGAGAGTCCATTAAACATTGAAGACCATAAATCGTCATCCGTTGGCGCAGGTAAATCTATGCCATACATTTCTGGGTATACTATACGACCTAGACTTAGTAATTTGGTTACACTCATGTGATAAGGAGTATTAACCAGGTCTCCTCCAAGCCCCTCTTGTGGAGAGTTTAAATCTTCTCTTAAAGTGTCATCAGTAATCATTCTTGCCTCTCTTGCTTTCTGTATATTTCATTTAACTGTATAAACAAACAGTATTTTGTGCAAGTTGGATTAATAAAAAAGTATGATGACTGAATTTAGTTTCACTAAAGCGTTTGATGATCAATGCGTATCTTAATGATGAACATTTTACCGGTTGTAAATTCGTTTGTGATTAGGGTATATAACTGAGTAGGGACTTAAACATAGAACAGAACCTGGGATTTACTGTGGAAAAATAATTGGTTTCAGAGAAATGAATTACGATGTGTACCGTAAACTATAGCAACCACGTAGCAGGTGACTGATGTGTTCGCAGATGGTGTGATAAACACATTATCAATTTTCTCAACAAATCCTTGCGAAGCATTGCGTTACAACAATGGCATTCATCAATAGACGCTCCCTGTCTTGATCTCCTCTTCCATAAAAACTACTGTATATAAAAACAGTATAAATGGAGTGACAGATCATGCTTCAACAACCACAGTTTTATGAAGTAACCGGCATAAGCCAGCATGCAACATTCGTTGATACACAACGTGGCATCGCCGTAGTTGAGCGCTCATCATCGCCGTTAGCATCAGCGGTTTTACTTATCTCATATTGCGGGGTACAGCAGTTTGCGCGCTTCCTTGGAGGATCGCTCATTACGGAGGACGGCGACGCTATTGAAGGGGATATGCTAGCGGATGTTGAGCTGATAGGAGTGGTAACTCACATCATCAGTAAAGCCGGTTTTGATGACAGCCCGGTGATGTAATGTTTGCTCTGGTTGATGTGAACAGCTTCTACGCGAGTTGCGAAACCATTTTCAGGCCGGATTTGCGAGGGAAGCCAGTTGTCGTATTGTCCAATAACGATGGTTGTGTGATAGCGCGCTCCGCTGAAGCCAAGAAGCTCGGAATCAAGATGGGGGATCCGTATTTCAAATGCAAAGACCAGTTCCGCCGGCATGGAGTGGTTTGCTTCAGTTCGAACTATGAACTTTACGCGGACATGAGTAACCGGGTCATGACGACGCTTGAGGAAATGTGTCCCAGAGTTGAAATCTACAGTATCGACGAGGCCTTTTGCGATCTCACTGGTGTGCGTAATTGCCGTGTACTGGAAGAGTTCGGGCATGAGCTGAAAGATACCGTTTACCGTAATACCAGGCTTCCGGTTGGGGTGGGGATCGCACAAACAAAGACGCTGGCAAAACTCGCCAATCATGCGGCAAAAACATGGAAAGCTACTGGCGGAGTTGTCGACCTTTCGAATGTGGAACGGCAGCGCAAACTGATGGCTTTACTTCCGGTGGATGAGGTGTGGGGTGTTGGCCGCCGTATCAGCAAAAAGCTTGAGGCTATGGGGATAAAAACCGTCCTGCAGCTAGCTGATACGGATATCCGCTTTATCCGCAAACACTTCAACGTTGTGCTTGAGAGAACTGTCCGTGAGCTGCGCGGCGAGCCATGTCTTGAGCTGGAAGAGTTTGCGCCAGTGAAACAGGAAATTGTCTGCAGCCGGTCGTTCGGGGAGCGCATTACCACCTATGAACAAATGCGCCAGGCTATCTGTTCATATGCGGCCAGAGGCGCAGAGAAACTTCGTGGAGAGCATCAATACTGTCGTTACATTTCCACCTTTGTGAAGACATCCCCCTTTGCGCTGAATGAAAAATACTACGGCAACAGCGGGTCCATTAAGTTACTGACACCCACGCAGGATAGTAGGGATATCATCAATGCGGCGACAAAATGCCTTGATGCAATCTGGCGAGACGGGCATCGCTACCAGAAAGCAGGAGTAATGCTTGGGGATTTCTACAGCCAGGGCGTAGCGCAACTCAACCTCTTCGACGACAACGCGCCACGGAAGAACAGTGAAAAGCTCATGGAAGTACTCGATCATCTCAATGCGAAAGATGGCAGGGGTACGCTGTATTTTGCGGGGCAGGGGATCCAGACAGCATGGCAGATGAAGCGGGAAATGCTTTCACCGCGGTACACGACTAGGTACCGCGATTTACTCCAGGTCAGATGACTGTTAGTTCCTTAACCTTACGAATGTGTTCTAATATCATCCTACTGAAAGAGTCCGCTTAGAGCGAAGAGTAGACATCCGTGTTTGTTTAAAACATCAATAAATGTTTATTTTACTGGTGCTAGTAACCATTTTAAAAGGGAGTTGATATGGAGTCGGTACAAGCAGGTATACTTCCTGCCAATGAAGAGCTAACCCATGAGCTAATCTATTCTGAGGCAATCGCGGATGCCATGATTTCCATTGCAGCGAAGTTTAGTAGCCAATTGCCGGTTGATGAAATTAAATTGGGTCATATCTATTATGAAGACTCAGATGAGGCTAGTAGGAGTTGGCGTCTGCCAGAAAAACGGCAGTACATTGACTTCAACTGGAACCAAGAAAGACGTAATCAGACCAAACGCATTGATGTGAGTATTCGATGCCGCGATTTTCTTTGTGGGTTGATGCTTGGTAGACGTTCTAAAAATCGACTTTGTATAACCCTTCGCTACCTCGAAGGAAATCCACATAACCATCCTTTGAAAGGTTTTGTCATGCCGATTGCGCTCATCATTTCAGAAAGTTTCGCTGATGCATATGGTATCAGACAGGTCAATATAAGTCGGCCGGATAAGAAGCTCATTGAAAGATATGCATCTTTTGGCTATTCCCTGAACGCCGCAGACAAAGCTCGAGTGAAGCGGAACAATTCGCCCCGCGCTAAGCTCTTGACAAAGCTGCTCTGATAGTTTGCTTTGAGTGTTTTATGAACTGTTATGATAAAATAATTATTAGAACAATATTAGGAGGGTGGATATGAGGCCAGCTAAGCAAGCAATAGTGAAACAGGGGAAATCGACAACTGCCCACAAACGCGTGCAGCAGATGCTCAAAACAGAAATTGTCCGCTCTGATTATCAGGATGTGCTGAATTTTGCTGTACGTTTTAATACTCGCAGATGTCGTAACAACGGACAAATCCTCACAGATAGTTTACTGAAAACGATAGAGAAAGCATCCAAAGACTATGTTCTTACAGGTCAAGCGAAGAACATGTCCCCAAGAGAAATTAAGCGTAAGATTGTTGCTTCTGGCCGCAGGAGTCGCAATTACACTGCATGGACATCTGATGTAGATTTAGAAGGAGAGCATAGTTTGATGGCGGGAGTGAAAGGCAGAGTAAAAGCCTGA